GCGGATTGGCTTCTATTGCCAGATTGTGCATTAAGTTCATTTGGACGTCCTTGATCTAGTAAAGCTGGTCGTGGAATTAATCGAGCTGCATCATCATGACCAAAGTTTTGTACGATTTGTTTGTATAGCGCCTGTTTCGCGCGAAGAACTTCGGTGTAATAAGTTTTTAAATCATCCGGCATTCCTTGCATACCGAGTGATTGAATAATCTGAGCATCCGCTTGATACAAACCAGTAAGAGTTTGAGAAAGCATTATATCATTTTGCTTCTCAAGTTCTTTATTCATCGAAGCAGTCGAAGCTCGGACACTAAGTCCTAATTTACCACTCTTAATATTCTCGAGTGCATCTCGCAACACATCAGCATTAGATCCGAACTGTCTAAGCTTCTTACCAAGTCCAAAGTGAGCGTAGAGTTTGGCAAATTTAGAGCCTGCTCTAGAGTGTGCACTTCGCATATCAGACATTCTAAGCCCAGTACGCGAGTTCTGTTGCTGTAAGACGGCAAAAGTTCCTTGACTAGAATAAATTCCACGTTTTGAATTAACGATCCCGCCACCAGTACCTCCCGTAGCCGGATCTATTCCGGTTCGTTCTTTTACTAAAGCAAGCGATAAGTTCTCACCATCCAAAGAATCCGCTTGAGGATTATTTAATTCAAGTCTTTCGATCTCACCTTCATCAGCTGGAACAAGAACACCGGGGTAGAACTGTAGAATGGAGTGTAATTTTGAATTTTTATTAACTCTAAAAGCGGTCGTGTTACTAAGCGTCTTGGCGTTAATTCTTTGGCGATGTAGTTCGCTAATTTCTTCTTGCAACGCTTTGAGCATTTCAGCGAAGCCGTAACCGTAATATTGGTCATCGTCGTAAGCAAGCTTTGCATCCTCGAATATACCTATATTTTCAGGGTAGTAATTATAAAATGCTTCGAGTCTTACATCGGCAGTGGGATAATGAATAGCTACAAGACTTAAATTAGATCCATTATGCTGATATTTAAACCAGCACTCATATAGATCATATTCATCTGATAGATTACCATTACTCATTATATCAATACCTTGTGATGTTTCAAGATATTGTTGTAGAACATCCCGCTGCGAACGAGTAGGTTGAGCTATAATCTGATCTAATTTATCAGAATCAAAGAATCCAAGTGCTTTACGATCTTCGAGTTGTTTACGACTTAGAGTAATTATATGACACTTAAATTTAGAATCCTCAAGTCTTTGTGTGGTAATATCAGTGAGGAATTTATTAAGTGGAACTACTTCCGGTCTAGGTCCATCAAGCTTAATAATCTCACGAGTTTCATACTTAGCAGCACTAAGATCAGTATCTTCTGTTGATATAATCTGATTCTCAATATGATAAAGCCAAGGAAACTTAATAATCCCTGTACCATTTCTGATAGTTGAAGAAAACCAAGCTTCTTCTACACGATAGAAATCTAATTCTGCTGGCTCAAGAGCCATATTATTAAGAAACTTCTCGATTGCATCTCGTTGATCGTCACCATCACCTTTTTGTGGCCCAATATCTCCAAATATCTTAGCAGTCCAAAGAGGTTCGGTGAAATACATCGACATAACCCGAGCTAAAAGTTGATCCGAATTAGTTGCAATTATCTGAATTTCAATATTAGAAGCTCCTGGCCAAGGTATATCTCGCATTTCATTAAGCGGAGTTCCTTTATATAGCCGAGCATATTCTTTTAATTTCTCTTCACGAAATCTTTTAGTACGAGCAAACCAATAATCCGAGGAATCTTCTACATACTTCCACATATCCTCTGTCGCATCTTTGCCGAAGTTAAGCTTAACTGGTCTGATCGCTGGCATTTGTTTTACCTTGATTCGTTTCTAAGGATAATGTTTTATTTTGCAGGTGGTTAATACCACATAAGGTACTACCCACCCCTGCAAAATAATAACCTATATCAGCATTATAATGTGTTGCTATACGCATTGATAAAAGTAGCACTATAATCCCCCAAAAAGTGGGGGGTAAATTAGCAATAGCTTTTATCAATTCGATTATATTTTTCATTGTATTAATTATAGAGAAGCATTTGTTACTACAGTAGGGACCGCAGGAACAACTGCCGCTGGGGAAACTACAGCAGTTGTCGCTGCTACAGTCCCAGCTCCCAAAGTATTAAGAATAGTAACTAGCGCATTATTAATAGTACTAAGATCAGTTGCTGTAGGAGTATTAAGTCCATTAGCTTGTGCGAATGCAAGAACTTGCGGAGTGATAGCAGAAAGTGCAATAGCTGCTTTTTGTGTACTTGAACCAGTAGCAGCAGAGGCAGCCGAAGCAAGAGCCTGAGTCTTGAAAATCTCAGACATCCAGTTATTAACAATAGTAAAAATCCCACTCAAAGCAGGATCAATATCTGTAACTGCTGTCTCTACTGTAGTCACAATAGCTTGTCCTTTAGAGGAACTAAGAAATGAAAAAACCTTCTTAGCATCATTACCGATTGTATCTAGAATACTTTTGAAAGACATAATATCTCCTATGTTAAATGTTTAAGTCCCAGATCAACTAATTTTACAATTACCGTAGTAACAATTCCAGCTACTGTAGAATATATTGCCATCTTAATCTTCAATTTCCAAACCTCATCACAAATAGTTTGAAGTTCATTATAAAGATTATGAATATCTTTTCTATTTTGTTTATGTTTCTCATCTTGCTCTTTAGTCAAATTACTAACCCGTTCTATAATTACCGCTTGTCCTTCACCTAACGAGTTTAAAGTATGCGGTGCCATATTAATTGAGCCCCATGACTGTGTTTCTGATATTTCTCTGATATTGATATTTCCTTCGAAGTATTTCAGCCTCAATCTCTTCGGTATTAGTATCAAAATCCCAGACGCTAGGACCGTAACCCAATGTGTCAAGTACATCCACAAGTTTTCCGCTTGGGTAAGTTTCAAACTCTTCGTGGAATTCATCCATACCTCGTACATTTATCCAAAATTCACCCCGCTCAAAAATAGGAGCAAGTCCATCAATACGCATTCGCTTAGCATTTGCGGTTTTAGGGGTTTTCAGTTCTACAATCTTTAATCTTTGATAACGCTCGTCATCTCGTGCACGTTCTTTAATTAAATAATCCATGTGATACTTTAAATATTTTTGAGCCGCAATCGTTTCCAAGTGGATTTCATCAAGTTTCCATACTTCGACGGCCATATGTAACATCGTCTCGATAAATGTATCTGTGCCGGTGGAGGCGGCCCACACATCAAGAAGATACACACGGCGCGGATTTTCAGCCACTCCCGTAACTGTAATAGCATGTCTACATCTTCCATCATTGCCTGAATGATTTGGATCAGCAATTATATAACGTTTAAGATTACGAGGAGCGATATCTTCTTCTACATCCCCCTCACGCACATGATGCCGAATCATTACTTTATGTCTAACACGAGTAGATGCTTGATTAAAAGGACTCACATCAGTCATGCTGTAATTTGGATCTTTTACAAATTCGTAATATCTCAAACTCTTCTTATCAAACTTTACCTCAGCTGGATTAATAGGAGTATTAAGATACTGACAAGAAAATAAATAAGTACCAAGACGTTTTCTATATCGAGCCAGTTTTTCAACATTAAATGCTTCGGGAAAAATTGGTATTCCAACAGGATGCATAGGGCAGCATCCACCAAGAGCAGAGTGTGTAGTGAAATTAAAATAATCTTCATTCTGGCGAATATAACTATTTAAGTCTTTATAAGACCACCTGTTACCAACCACCAGTTCATCATTATCCCTGCCGCCATCATTAATAGCAGCATCAAAAGCACCAACCAGAAGTTGATGATATTCAATAGTTTTCTGCATCGTAGTGTCAGATTCAAAAGCTGCTCTTCCGACCAAATCATCCTGAACTACAATATCATAGTGACGAGATTGAAGTGCTGAACCGACACCAATAAAATCAAATGTTCCTTCACCTTGCTGTTTGCCAGATTTACTACGCATCTGATGGAACGATTCATCGTTTTGAGTACAGCTTGAATCTGGCAGTATCTCTGGATAAAGATGTCGAAACATCAGATTATCATTATAATGCGAATGTAATCTAACTCCGAGTTTTTTCGCATTAGTGATAATTTCAGACACAAGCAAAATTCTAATATCCTGCTTATGTACATACTTCATCCACTGAATCCATCGGTCCCCATATCCGAAGGAGCGCATGTAGTCTTCGTCTTGCGCAGTAAAAGGTAAAGCGCGCCAACTTGGATAACATTCGCTGAATACAGTACTCTTAAAATGATCGCGTGGTATTTCAACAACATCTTTAATACCATCTTTTTCAACTACCAAGCACATCTGATAATGAAGATTCTGATCCCGGATCGGATTCGTTTGAAATTTATGTTTACCAAGAACAATAGTTGCATGATAATATAGAGAACCCAAACTATTAAGACGATGAATAATGCGAAGCGTCTTATCATCTGAATGTACTGGAGGAATTATACGCCAACTATTAGTAATCGATCGTGGTATTAAAAGTCCACCCGTTTCATTATATGCACACTCATCTTGTATTTTAAGCTGCTCCGCTATTTGTTTTTGTGAGTAGCTCATAGTTATTCAAAGAGTTGCGGGAGCATTTGAGTAAGATTAATTCTAGACCAAGGTTCTAATTCATGATGACAATCATGACATACAACTAAAAGAATTCTTTTATCCAGTAATTGATCTATATTAAATTTAACACATCCTATATGATGTACTGTTAATTTAGATCTAAAAAATCCTTTATTACACCACTGGCATCTTTTAATACTTCTAAGATCATTAGATAAAATAACCCAATCATCGCCATAAAAAGGAGATTTTCCAATCTTCTTTTTATAATTTTCGATCATTTTATCTTGCCATGATCGTCTTAGAAGATTTTGTGATATTTTAAGAACTATCATATAATGGCCGCCTTCGGCGGTGGCCCCACTTTTTGCCCATGAAGATCCGGATACTTTTAGAGATTAAGTAAGACGAAGCCTTGTAAGTTATTATTTAAATTGCTTCATGGTTCCAAGTTGTGAGTGGGGTGCACAGTGCTGGGTGTAGTCAATTTAATTTTAGTTAGTTCGGCTTCGTCTTGATTTCGAGATCTGCAAGTTGGTCTACGGAATCTTCTTCCAGAGATACTTGTTGGATTGCACTATCCTTCGCGCTTAGAGTGAAGCCCGCTGTACTAAGAGCTTCGACTTCGCCCGGCGAGCCTGGTTGGATCTGTGGCGCTCCTGCAAGTAGAGCCATGATGTTACCTTGAACCGAAGGATCAATTTTTAAATCCGGGTTAGTAACTAGTGCCACGCTGGATTTAGATACCTTTGCCATAGAACCTTCGCGATCTAGGACTTCGAACGCGGCTTTAATACGTACATTTTCATTCTTCGAAAGCAACGCATTCCTAATCTGCATCATTGCAGATGGGACCATCGAAGCAAGTTCCGCACGTGCATTATCCGTATCCATGCGTAAATCTTGATCATACTGCGAAGTTATTCCGGAAGTAACTTCAATCATCTTCGCATGAAATTCTGGCAGTTGCTTAATTAAAACTATAGTTTGCGCAGTACAATTCAAATGATTCGCAATCTGCTCGTTCGAATATCCAACCGGATCAGCAACTAATCGTGCAACTTTCTCAATCTTAAGCGCACGCTTCCACGTCATCCTTAATTTCGGATGCATTGCTGTACGCACTTGCGCTGGATTCTTAGTCGATCCTAGTGGCCGGCCCTGTTGCATTAGCTTGATCCTTTTTAAATTCCTCGATCGGATTAAAATCCTCGCACGCCCCATACACAACATCTTTATCCGCTCGCTCTTTTACAAGATCATGCTGATATTTATCCTTAAACTCTTGTATAAGTGTGAGGATGGTCGGGGTGGGCATGTACTAACAGTATATAGATAAGGCTAAAAAATCAACACCGTATACACCCCGTATACCCCCTTGACCGCTCCTTGCAAGAGCTTCGAGCGCGTGCGCCCGCAACTATTAACCTAGCACATACTGCTAGTGCTTAATAGATTTCCATAAGTCCGAATTTTTTAAAAAATTGTATAGATGCTCCCCGGACGCTGGAATTTACTTTTCGATTTTTTGACCCCGGGGGTGGTATTGTACAGCAGGAGAGCCCAGCGCGTCAAGGCGCTTGACAGATTTATTCGCATGCGATATGCACAGCTTTATCCACAAGCAATAGCGTATAATGATCCTAGCGCGTGTATTAGATACACGCGCTGTAATTCAATCTAGTACACGGAGTTATTACAATGAAAGTTACAATAGAATTGAGCGATGCACAAGCACAGGCGTTGGAAGTTATTGGAGTTGATACGACTAAGCAGCGCGATGAGTTTGCGAACAGCGCGGTGAATAATAAGTTGAAGTCAACTGTCATGAACGCGCTCAAGCGTGTAGTAGTTGACGGCGAAGCGCAGTATAAGGCGCTCAGTAAGCATATGACGCTCCCGCTTTCAAGCGCGGAGTATATCGCTGCTGCGAGCACGAACTACTACCGCGTAGCACAATCACTTGGCGGTCGCACGATAAAGCCGTTGGATGAGATTGTGCGCGATATCTTGAGCGGCGATAGCGCGATTGAAGAGTAATGCCAAGTCGAAACGTGCTGAATCTAGCACGTCTATGCGTTATGCGCATACTGAGGAGACTTTATACATGGGCGAACTAATTCCAGAATATCAACGTCAGCTTGAGCAACTTCAGCGTAATGCAGCGGCTCTAGTAGAGCGTGAGCAAGCTACAATGCGTGCTGAATTCGCATCTATTGATCGCGCAGCTGCGATTAGAGCTTCTAATCATTCTAAACCTCGTGCAACGCTCGCGCCGCCTACTATTCACGATCTTTGCGCCAACAATCCGCTCATGCGCAAGCTTATACGCGATATGCAGCGGTAGTGCATAGCGAGATACCCTAGAAAACAGGGCCATCTTCGCTATCTAAGCCGTGTAACTTCTCTCTTTTCAACATCATCCACGCTGTGTCTCTAGGTCAGTTGCATGGGGTACCCCCTCTCTGCAATTATTAACAAGCTTCTAAATCTATTAGAAAAAAAAAAAATTATAATCTAATAAAGAGAAGCGAATCTAGCAAGAGCTTAATAGATTCCACCGAGGGGGGGTGGCATGGTTTCATGATTTGGGAGGAGCGTGGGTAAGGCTCATTCTAAAGGGTTTAGCGCGCTTGACAAGCGACTTTGGCCTTGTTTATACTCATTAGAGAGGGCGTGGTTATGAATATGATAGATGTAAAAAGATTAGCTAAGATAGATGAGCAAATAATGGAGCTTGAGTATTTGTATACTCGCGAAGTTATGCGTGAGAAGGAATTGAATAAGAGGAATTTGCTTGTATCTAATGGGTATAAGTATAGAATTGATAATTTGCGCAGAGCACGCGCTAGGCTAAAAGCTTCGATTGTGAGTGCCCCGACGAAGCGGATGTTGTTTTCTATAACTCTAGCGGAGAAAAAAGCTAAGGTAGAGGAAGCAACTCAAGAGCTTGAGTATTTGAAAAAAAGCTATCAGAATCTAATGACTCAAGTTATGCTCACAAAGGATGATAATATAGCACAACAAGCTCTTGATCTAGCTAGTGAGATAAAGAAACAACAAGCTAGAATCAATGGGTATGAACGTGCTGTGCTCGCATTTTGCGAGCGCGGGGATAAACAAGTTTCTAAACAACTTAATTCACGTAGATATAAAAATCACGATGCTGAATTAGATGCTTCGCAGATTTTAGCTGAAGAACCAAAAACTGAATATAGAACTATTGAATCTATTCTAGGAAATGATCCTAATTGGAATTTGAAAGCTGAAAACAACGCAGGCGAGCTTTTTATGCCGAAGCAACGAGTAGTTATTGATTTTGATGAGTAGTTATTTTAATACGAAGGAGAATACTGAAATGAACGACCTCGCATTAAATGCCAACTGGGCATCCAAGAGAACCGCGCATTATGTGCTTACAGCTAAGCAGCTTGAAGAATTTAATAAGAAATTCGAGCGGATATTTACCGGCGAGCAGTATTTAAACGCGCTGCGCACATGGGAGCGTAAATTCGGGTATCGTGTGGAAGAATCGAGGATAAACTAACTGGACGCGGAGCGGCCCACCTACGGTTTATAGTTGCACTAGCTGCTCTATTATTAATTCAAAAAATCGCAAGGTTACTTACTTGCGAGATGCGCGTTAGGGATCATACAGTTGCGAAATTATATAAGCAGTGGTTTTACCACTTAAGTATAGTTCTCGACGCGCATCTCGGAGGTAATTAGCAATGATTTACATAATTATTGGAATACTAGCTCAAGTAGTATTCTTTCTACTGGCAGGTATTGCAGTATGCAAAGATCCAGATGGCCCAACAGATATTGGTTGAAGAAAGGAATTAGAAATGTCCAAAGTACTATGCCGTCGTGAAGCACAAACGCATCTTGAACTTGCACAATATTCACGCTGGAATAAATGGCGCGAGCATCATTTAGAACTCGCCGCAGCTTGGATGGTGCTTTATGCTAGCAGAGCAAATTAAAGAATGTCTAGCATGCGAAGCAGCTTTTAAGCAATCGGATGCGATTCTGAAAGGTGTTTCAATAGCATTTAGTGAGCAATATTGCTCTAAGGAATGCGAAACAAGCTTCGAGCAATATCTAGCGGATGAAGTTCACAACGCAGTAGAGCGTGGTATTGCATCGGACGAACCGATAAAACTAAACGAAGCAGAAGTGCGTAAGAAAGTAAATAACTTTCATCTCAAGCTTACGAAGGATAAATAAATGCCCAAGTATGTAACAAAATTATCTCTCTCATTAGAGATAATCCTATTGCTCATAGTACTCGCTGGTATCCTTGCATGTATCTATTGCCGAATACCGCAATCCATACTCCCTGATGCTAAACCAACCGCTACATATAATGGCGGAATTGATTAATTCTAATTTAAAAGGAGAATAAAATGTATATACTGGATAACGAAGACAACTCAATACACGAAGGAATGGAAATCTCACAAGAGGAGGTAGCTATATTAGAATCCTTACCAGATGAGATTCAAGCTAATCCAGGCATATCCTACATCGCAGCTAGTGACCGGAAGAAAATCACAGCACTCATTATAAGCAACTACCATATATCGCGTCGCGGCGTTCAAGACACCCCAACGGATAGTGGTTTCAAATTACTCGAAGTCGAAGAAGCTTAAAATAACCCTTGACTTCTACATTCCTTCCCGCTATGCTAAGTAATGTAGATGTGAATGGTTCTTTTTTATAAATCATTCTATCTTGCAATTGCAGTATAAATCAATCCAAATGGAGATATAAATCTAATGTCCACTTCCGCAGTTATCTCGCCCAACACGTCCGCTGCTCTGCCTGTAAAGAACGAGCTTGTTAATTTCGCCGTCGTCGTAACTCTTGATGCTGAGAGCAAGATCAGCAAGGTTCGGCATACATCCTCGGAGAAGGATATTACCGCTCTAAAGGCTCCTGATTACAAAGGCGATGAAGTTATCGCATTCGAGCAGTCTGTACAGACTTATAAGATTGGTACACTTGAGGGATTCGAGCAGCTTATTCCTGATGCGGATGAGCGGCTTAATATTATCAACAAGGGTATCGGTTCTAAGTTCAATCAAAAGATCAAGACCGTACTTACTGAAGTTGATGACAGCAAGAATCTTGTATTCCAGCCGGTTGAACCATTCTACGATGCACTCTCGCTGATTCAGGAAGCCGCACTTCGTACGAATCTTTCGCCGACGGATAAGGCTATCAAGATGCTCGCTGGTTTGCCCGAAGAGATGCGTGCTGCTATTATCGCGCAGTTCGCGAATGCTGGGCAGCAGTAATTTTAGCTTTACATTGATTCACTTGTACTACTTCCCGAAGCC